CTGAGGATCAGTTGCAGGACATACTGGGCTTCAAGGCCCCGGTCTCGGCCCCCGCTGTCGCTGCGCCTGCCCCTGTTGCTAAGCTGAAAGCTAAAGGCAAATAATGCGCGGGCGCAAGGAATCGCGTGTGAACGAGGCCGGGAACTATACGAAACCGGGCATGCGCAAAAAAATGTTTGAAAGCATCAAGGCTCGTGCGATCCAAGGCACCGGGGCAGGGCAATGGAGCGCGCGCAAAGCACAGCTTTTAGCCAAGAATTACAAGGCCAAAGGCGGCGGTTATGCCGATTAGGAAGCCTCAGCAGTCTCTCAAGGACTGGGGTGATCAGAAATGGACGACGAAGTCGGGCAAGCCGTCGAGCAAGACTGGCGAGCGCTATCTCCCTGCGGCGGCGATTAAGGCGCTGACGCCGAGCGAATATGCTGCTACAACTAAGGCCAAGCGCGAAGGCAAAAAGGCCGGTAAGCAGTTTGTCGCTCAGCCGAAGGCCATCGCTAAAAAGGCGGCGAGGTTTCGATGACCACGAGCGGAACATATAATTTTGGCACGACCGAACAGATTGATGTCATCACGGAAGCCTACGAGCGCGTGGGTCGGAACCCTTCGTCGCTGGCTTCAAACGATATCGACAGCGCGCGTCGCTCGATCAATTATATGTTCTCCGACTGGGCGAACAATGGCCCGAACCTGTGGGCGGTGGATCTTTTGTCCATCACGCTGACTCCGGGCACACTCTACTACGATCTGCAGCCACGCACGGTGTCGCTCCTGCAGGTCTACACGCGCACCACAGCCGGCGGTATTAACACCGACCTGATGATGTCACCGATCAGCCGGGCTGAGTACGACGCTATCCCGAACAAGGCGCAGCTTGGTCAGCGCCCGTTTCAGTATTATTTTGAGCGCACCATCACGCCTCGCATTTATATCTGGCAGGCGCCGGCAGCCGCAGGCGTCACGCTCTTCTATCACCGCATGAAGGTGCAGGAGGACGCTGGCGCGTTCACGGATAGCATGGACGCTCCAAACCGCTGGATGGAAGCCATCGCCGCCGGTCTGGCCGCGAAGCTGTCTGTGAAGTTTGCGCCCGAACGCCTGCAGTTCCTTCAGGGCCTTGCCGACGGTGCCTATGAGCGTGCCGCTGCCGAAGATCGTGAGCGCGTCCCGCTTCGCATCACTATTGATCCGACCGGAGGCTACTGATGCAGTACGGATTTGGACGCGGGAAGAAGCATCGGACCGGTCCCGAGTTCGATGCGAAGGATCCGAAAGCAATCGCAATATGCGATGGCTGCGGTTTCCTCGTGCAGCACACGCACCTTCGGGAGAAGAAAGACTATCGCGGCGGCTCAACCCCGGTAGGGCTGAAGATCTACGTCTGCGCCTCGTGCGACGACGTTCCTCAGCCCTATTACAGCCGCCTGCTCCTGCGGCCCGACCCTGTGCCGGTAAGGAACCCCCGTCCGGATTCACAGGACGTGCAGACGGACGCTCAGGAGGTGGCTGCTAACGCTTACTCGCTTTACCTCAATCAGTTATATGGACTGGCATAATGGCTAACGTAAAGATCACTGGCCTTACAGCAGCCACCACCCCGCTCGCGGGCACAGAACTGCTGGAGATTGTTCAGGCCAGCTTCAGCCGTCAGGTGGCGGCTTCTGATATCGCGGCGACTGCGACCAATGTGCGCACGGTTGCGACTGGTGGCACGGGTGCTGCAACGCTCACAGGCTACGTCAAGGGCAACGGCACGTCCGCGTTTACGGCGGCTTCAACTGTGCCATACGCCGATCTGGCAGGGCGCGCTTTTGCCCAGCCTTCGAGTACTGCGGATCAGACTGGCAACGTGTTGGCGGCAACCGCCGTGATATTCAATACCGACCTGACCGGAACTGGCATCAGCGTCGTTGCCAGCACGCAGATTACGTTAGCAGCCGCTGGTACGTACATGCTGGCGCCGTCAATTCAGTTTGTAAACTCCGCCGCCGCCGATTCCAACGTCACTGTATGGCTCCGTAAAAACGGCACTAATATTGCGAACTCGGCAAGGATTCTCACGGTTCCAAAAACCGGTGACGGTGGATCCGCCGTTTTCAGCTTAAACTTTTTTGATACTGTCACAGCAGGGCAGTATATCGAGATCATGTGGCTTCCGGCAAGCGTCACTGTGACGGTTGAAGCCTTTGTTGTTGGCGCCATCGCCCCTGCGGTTCCATCCATCCTCTGCCCTGTGACGCGGATCGCCTGATGATCGAGGAGCTTATCTCCCGCGTGTTTTATGCACGCAATCTGGCGCACTTTGAGCACTGGCGTGCGAAGGGCGAAGGCAGCTTCGCCAAGCACATAGCGCTGGGTGAGTTCTATGACGGCGTGATTGACGCTATCGACCCGCTTGTCGAGGCGTATCAGGGCGCTTTCTCGCTGATCGGGGCCATTCCGGCGCCGAAGCAGACCATGAGCGATAGCCTGAAGTGCCTTGAGGCCGACGCGAAGTGGATCGAGGAGCATCACGAAGAGATCTGCAAAGGCAACCGCGCCGTTGCTAATCGGATTGACAACGTGACGGGGGTCTATCTCGACGCCATCTACAAGCTGCGGAATCTCCGGTGATGCAGATTGATATTAATGCAATTGTAACCGCTCTGACATTTCTCGGCGGTTTAATCGGTGTATGGACGACGCTGAACAGCCGGATCACAAAGCTGGAGTCTCGGTTGCAGTTCGGTGACGAGCGCTTCCAGTTGATTGATCGGCGCTTTGATGAAATGCTGATTCACCTGCGGCGGATTGAAGATCGGTTGCAGCAGGTGGCAGACCGACAACCTAACTAAAGGGGAGCCCTGTGAGCTTCTGGGATCGTTTTGAAAGCACCCGCGACGGCATTGAAGACACGATTGAGTTTACGATCCGCACGGCGGTAGTGACACTTTCGGCGGTCATCCTCGTTGTCGTCATCGCGATGGTTGCGGGCATGTTCGTGTCCAACGAGATCGTGAGCAGCGAGAAAGTGTTTGAGATCATCGGGCCTGCGTTCAACACCATCGTCGGCGCGTTCGTCGGCCTTCTGGGTGGCCTGAGCCTCAACGCTAATGCGCGCGATGCCAAGCCGTCTGAACCGCAGCCTATGGAACCGGAACCCCTGCCGGCGCCTGAGCCTGATCCGGAGCCTGCGCCTGCGCCTGCGCCTGCGCCTATGGCTGCCGCGCCTGAGCCAGAGGCTGAAGACGACGATGATGACGACATGGCTCCGTGGGAGAAGTATCGCAACGACTTGCGCTATGATGCCAACGGCGACGGCGTGGTGGACGAAAACGACTTCCCTGATTGGCGAAGCGCAGGTCGGTAATGACTGGCGACCTCTCTACCATTGAACTGATCGGTCAGCTTTGGCCGCTCGTTCTTGCGTTCATTTCACTTGTAATTATCCTTGCCAAAATGGACGTGCGCCTTGCCGTGGTCGAAGAGAAGGTCAAGGCACTGTTCGAGCTATGGAATAAGAAATGAGCCTCGTAACTCTCCAGCAGAAGCTCGGCGTCACGGCTGATGGCGCATTCGGTCCGGGCACGTTCAAGGCTGCGGCTGCCCGCTACAAGCTGAACAAGAACCGTGCCGCGCATTTCTTTGCCCAGACGGCGCATGAGACCGGCGGGTTCAAGGCGTTCAGCGAGAACCTCAACTACGGCGCCAAGGGCCTTCGCGGTGTCTTTGGGAAGTATTTCCCCACGGATGCTCTGGCGAAGGCGTATGAGCGTCAGCCGCAGAAGATCGCCAATCGCGTCTATGCAAACCGCATGGGCAACGGCGACGAAGCATCGGGTGACGGCTGGCGGTATCGCGGACGCGGCGCGCTGCAGCTGACGGGCAAGTCGAACTATCAACTCTTCTCGGACTACATCGACCGCCCGGACGTGATGACGAACCCTGACCTCGTGGCGACTGAACTCTGCTTCGAGTCGGCCCTGTGGTTCTTCGACAAGAATAAGCTCTGGTCGATCTGCGATCAGGGCATCAACGATGCCGCCGTCGTCGCGCTCACGAAGCGGGTCAACGGCGGGACACACGGTCTGGATGACCGCAAGCTGAAGACGAAAAAGTTCGCCGGGTGGCTGCCATGAACGTCAACTGGGGGGATGTTCTAAAGGGTGCAGTGCCCATCCTGATCGCCTGCATCGCGTGGCTGCTGGGACAGGTGAACACCTTCGAGACCCGGCTGACCAAGATCGAGGCGTCCATGCCTGTGCTCGTTACACCAGACGGCGTCCCCACGGACAGCCCGCTTTCAGCAAGGGCTAGATCAGAACTGCGTGAACATCTTACGGGCGAAATCAATGACTTAAAGGTGCGCGTTGGCGTCATCGAGAGCAAGTCGAAATGATCCCTAACCCCATCATGCTCTATGCAGCGGCAGGCGCTCTCATTGTTGGCGCAGTCGCAGGATACAAAGTCCGTGATTGGCAGTGCAACGCAGCATATGCAAAGGCTCTGGAAAAGGCGGAGAAGCAACGTGCTAAAGTGGATGTCATCCTCGACACAAAGGCAGCGGCCTATGAAGAAAAACGAGCCGAAGCCGATGTGCGCTCCGTCGAGCGGACTAACACGATCCGCGAGATTTACCGCACGGAGCCTGCCGTTGCTACTAGCTGCGCTCCTCCTGCCGACGCTGTCCGGGTGCTCCTCGAAAGCATTGGTACTCCAAACGCTGAAGCCACCCCCAGCCAATCTGGCGAGCCCGTGTTCCCGATTGAACAACCCGCCCAATCCGCTTCTCGACCCGGCGCGCTTGCTCTGGGAAAAGGACGTGATCGAACGCAGGAATGACTGCGCGGAGAAGCACAGGCTGACCATCGAGGCATGGAAAGACGCAGTAGCTGTAAAATGACATTGGTTCTAAGGAGAATCCCATGAACATCATCAAGTCCATCATCGCTAAAAAGATCACTGACGGCGTCATCGGCGCCCCTCACCCGCCAAAGCGGGGGCTGGTGGAGAAGCTGATGAACGTCAAAAATAAGGGTGTGATTGCCTTCGCAGCGGTCGCCGCCTTAATTGCAGCAGTCGCTGAATTGATGTAAGGCTTCCATCATGGCCACGGCGATGACCTACAGCAGCTTGCTCAACGACCTCCGGAACTATCTGGAGCGTGGGGCAACGCTTGCTACGGACCCGTCGGTCTACATTCAGCTTCCCAGTCTGATCGGTCTCGCCGAGCGCCGTCTCGCCCGTGAACTGAAGATTCAGGGCACCGTCACCGTCGTGTCGTCGACGATGACAACGGGGGAAGCTACCTATCCCAAGCCGGATCGCTGGCGCGAAACCGTCAGCATCCGGGTTGGCACTGGCACTGGCTACAACGTCACGCAGGAAGTTTACCCGCGGGCGTATGAATATATGCGTCAGTACTGGCCGAACCAAACGCTAACTGGAACGCCGAGGTTTTATGCTGACTACGATTATTCGCACTGGTTCTTCGCGCCTACACCGAGCGCCCCGTTCCCCTACGAACTGATCTACTATGAACTGCCGCCGCTTCTCGGTGACGACGTTCAAACGAACTGGTTCACGGAATACGCGCCAAACGCCTTGCTCTACGCCTCGCTTATGGAGGCCGCCCCGTTCCTCAAGAACGAAGAGATCATCCCGATCTGGCAAGGATTCTACGACAGATCCGTCGCCGCGCTGAACGGCGAAGACATCCGCCAGATTGCTGATCGTGGCATCATCCGCAGGGAGGATTAAAGGTGCCCAGTTTTACAAATACTTTCGGCGGAACAAACATTTACGCTGCGAACGTCAGCTATCGCGCCATCGCGCTGACTGCCAACGTCACGCTGACGTGGCCAACCGAAGTCGCCACCAACACCGACGTCGTTGCGTCCATCA